CTAAAACCAGTTGCAGTAGGATTTTCTACTTGGTCAAAGTTTAATCCAGTATCAATCTGAGCAAAGTGAACAACTTGATTACCTGCTAGGTGTAGACGAGTGAGAGGGGTTGATGTACCGATACCGATATTGCCACTTCTAAGTATTGTCATAGCAGTTAAATCAAGAGCTGTTGCATTAGAAACTCTAAAATTTATACTTGTTCCTACACCAGCATTATCAACAAACATATTCTGGATACCATTACTTCTAAAGTAGTTACTTCCAAGAGATAGAAATTTAGTAGCATCTGAAACTAATGTGGCACGAATTGTACCTCCCACATCTAGTTCATCACCTGGAGTTGCTACACCAATTCCAACTTTTCCATCTTTATTTACAACTGCCAACACAGTACCACTAGAGTTCTGCCATTCTGTAAGGTTGGCTGTTTGAGTAGAAGCACCTTTTACAATTATCGCCTGTTCTGTGGCAACTCCTGCATTAAATGTTCCTTTACCCTCCCAAGTATGATTTAGATTTCCAGTTCCAGAATTAAGTACTGAAAAAGTTGTAGTTACTCCACTTCCAGATTGTAAAGAAAATGAATCAACATATACAGTTTTACCTGCGTGTACTCTCACTCCAAAGTTCTTAGCACTAGCAACTCCAGTAATAGTTCCAGTTAGTCTATACCAACCTGAACCAACTGAGGTAAATGTTGTAGCTAGTATTGCAGTATCGTAATAAAGGTCTAAATCAGCTGTAGTTACTGCAGCTCCTGAAGTATAGGCATAGGCAGTAAAAGTATAAGTAGAGGTATCATCTACATTCACACTCTGTAAATAATTCCCATCAGTTCCACCAGCTACTAGCTTAACCGAAGCATTACCTGAATATTTAGTTCCAGTATCTCTAGTTACAGTTAGTTCCTCAAATGGAGCATCAGAAAAATTAGTATTTCTAGGAAAGATAGTAAAATTATCAAAAGAGTTAGTAGAATAGG